TCAATCAACAGGAGAATTATGTCGCATCTGAGCCCAGATGACAAGCGTTTTTTTGACTTTTTTGATTGTATTTTTTTATGGATCGAGCCTGACCCATAAGCGATCCTTTATGGATCGTAAGTTGTTGATTTTAAATATATTCAAAATTATTATTTTTTTCTTTTCTCGATGAAAGTGGAAATCCTAAATTGGGTCTCGAATCATATTTTAAATGAGAATATTCTCCTTCCTGTTCGACATAAAACAAAAAACATTGTATTTGTCGAGATCCATCATATTTTTCTCTCCAATGGGTGTATTTGTTTCCACGGAAAACACACATGTCCCCAACATTTAAAAATATTGGAATTTCGTTTTCATTAATATCAAACCAAATTGGCCATGGCGTTTTATTGTCTTCAGAAATACAAATTGTTGCAGAATATTCAGAAGATAATCTATCAATATGAGGTGGCATTTCTGCGCCAGGATAATATATTCTGGCATAAGAATATGTTGGGAATAATCTTATACCAACAATTTTTTCTATTTTTGGTAAAAGATTTTCCAATAATGCTTCAAAACAAAGTGCGCCATAATAAGAATAAGATTTTTCTACTTGAGGGTCGCCATATTGTTTATTTGGATTTAATGTGGTGTCATAATTATGAATTAAAGAAAACTCAGTTTCTAACAATTTGGCAGTTTCATTAGAAATTATATTTTTTACAATCTGATAACCATTCTTTTGAAACTCATTCATCAGGCTCAACTTCCTCCAACTCAATAACACCTTGCGCTGCCAAAGATTGAAGAATGGTGTCAACACCCTCTTCAATTCCAGATTTTCTTCCTGCGAGGAATGAGAAATATGCGGATGCCGCAATAGTTCCCAAAAAGATAATACCCCATTCAATTGGCATAATAATCTCCATTTGTGGGTTTAATTAATTATTTATCTTCTCTAGAAACTTGGAAATAGTCAAGCCAATAATATTCGGAGAATCAATTGGTTTTGTTTTGGTATTATCAGGAATAATAAAAATTAATTTAACATCTGGGTTTTGACCTGCAAACCATTCCAAATATTTAATTCTATTATAATTGTCCTCAATATTCGATTGAGTATGCGGTTCATAATTTTTAGAATCTTTATAAACATTCGAAATAGATTGATCACCTTCGAGAATAAAATCAAAACCGAGACAATATAACATATTATGTCCCTGTTTGATTGCCTCACGCATGGCTACCATGCCTGCGTTGTTGCGGCGACCAGTGGTCTCTTCGTATCGTTCTTGCTCGGGTGGAAAAATTGCTTGACCACTCAGACGCTTTTCCGTCACCTTGATCTCATCGATCATCCGCTGATCTATTGCAACCAGATAATCGTATCCATCAAAATCCCGATAGAGAGCATTACAACCAAAAATAGTGCCTTGACCCACCAGTGTGTCAAGATTGACTTCTTCTCTTGACTTTCCATTACCGATGATAATTGCTATGTTCGTCTTCGTAGAGTTCATCCTCTAGTTCATCCCAATCTTGATGTTCAATAATATCTTTCAAATGTTCTTTATAATTATGACGAGATTCGTCTTTCAATCTTTTCTTCCGAATCCCACCACTTTCTTCCAAATACTCTTTGAATCGCTTTGTAGTTTTACCCACAACAGACTCCTATCTTCTTTTCACCAGTTTGTAGCCAACTTCGGAAATGCTTCCGCCACCAGAGCACGAGTCATCCCCTTGTATGGAAGTTTCCGATCCTTCATGCCCAACAAAACCTTAGTGTCTCTTGGGTCAATGTTCTCAAGCATCTCAATGAACAACTGCTCACGGCGAGTTTGCTTCAGATTTCGTTGAGTGTCTGTCGGTCCATCGACAAACAAATACAATCTCTTGATCTCAGAGGACAGACGAGATTCATAGTCCATGTTCTGAGTTGCCATCTTGAATGGTGGAATGCCTTCAGGCAGCAGCCACTTTACATTAGGATCATAGGTGTAACCCAGAATTGCTTTCATTGCTGGGCTGCTGTGTTTGTGTAGAATCGCAATCTTGTCTGCTTTCTTCGTTGCCTTGTCGACTTCAGAAAAGATCTCATCAAATGTCTTAGGTGTCATTAAAAATCCCCAATTGAATCCATTAGATTCTTCAATTTGTTCTTGATAAAATAGTTCAACAATCCGCCTCGCTTCGGAACCTCATATCTATTATACTGCTCAATGATCTCATCGGCAATAGAATCTGGAACTTGTTCCAAATCAACGAGTGCTTCGTTGCGCTTATAATTGCGCAGCATTTCTTCGTCACAGAAGTGTTGTGGCTCTAGATCAACCCATCCTTCCAGTTTCTTGGAAGCAAGTGGCTTCTGGCGTTGCTTATTGATAATGGTGCTGTCCGCAGAGAGGAAGTTAGGAATACCATCGCCACGATCACCTTTCATGATGTGCTCACGGAGAAAGCGACGAGGATCTGGAACACGAATCCATTTCTTGAGAACTGGACTGAATTGATCCACATTCATATACTTCTGCAGCTGACCAAAGTCTTTATCGCCAGACAGAATCAAAACACGCTCTGTGTCTTCATTATTTAGATATACTCCCTTTTCTCGTACAAGTACACCAATGATGTCATCTGCCTCTGCACGATTGACTTGGATAACCTTGTAGGGAAAGAACTGCTTGAGTTCGTCACGAACCTTATTCAGCACTTCGAAGATCTTGTTCCAGTCATGCGTAGATGCTGCACGATCTTCTTTGCGGTGTGCTTTGTAATAGGGGAAGATGTCTTTGCGCCAGTAGTTCTTGTCATCACAGGCAATTACGAGTTCGCCGTAATCCTTTGAGAACTTCTGCTTGTACATGCGAATAGAATTGAGAATCATGTGTCGAACAAGATCCTCGTTTATATCAGACTCATGCTGTAACTGCATCATCATGTTACTAATCATGACCTGATTCAAGTCTAGAATAATCATCGTATAATCTCAATATAGTTGAAACTATATTTTAATCGAATTCCTCTCCAATGTCAACTATTCCTTGAATGAATCCCTCGTCAGTGGGTCTTTCTTTCCAATAGACATGGTAAGTATCTGTTTCATTATTGACTGACACATCGATCATATTGTCGATCATGGTCTGAAATGGGTGGTGAATATCATTTTCACTGTAGAGTAGAGAGCGAACTGCTTCCATTACCAAAAAGAAGTTTGTTGCAAATTGTTCATCACGGACTTCAAATCCATACGCAGCGAGAACTTCGTTCATCTCGTCCGCAATTTCTTGCGTCAATTCGTCGCATTCTTCCATAGCAAGGAAGTCTTGTTCATCTTGCTTTTGCTGCTTGGCTTTATTAAAGTCTACGATTTCAGCCATTAATAAAATCTCGCATAAGTGTCTTTATATTTTTCAGCAGATCGAACGACTAATTGTTTGGTGCTTTTGATCCAATTATCTGGTTTATCTGCTCTTGGTAAAATAAACGACGCAATTCTATTCTTACCAACCGATTTTTCTGGAGTGTATGTTGCGTGAGTTGCTCTAATATTATTTAGAAAAAATGTTTGGGTTTTTGACATTATCGGACACTCAGTAATTTTTTCTTCTCCATCTCTTCTTATGAAGAGTTTATCTTCATTGGAATTCTCGAAGTCAAGATACCATCTCAATCCAGTTTCATCAATGTCTTTATGCCAAAATCCCATTCCAGAATAATTTGGTCTTAGCGGAAGCAAAACAAAAGCACCAGTTTCTTCTGGCGTTATGCCAAACGCATCAAAAAACCATTCACATATTTGCGGGAACCATTTATCGAATTTATATACCCAACCAATATTTTCCCCAAAATAATTGTAATATGGCACAACCAAATCCCACTGATATGAATCGCCCTCAAAATATTTTTCAGCGGAAGCACCATAATTAGTGATAAATTTTCTTAGTTCTTCTTGCTTTGGATATGTTTCTTTTATCCAAGTGTTTAATTTTTCCACATCATATTGTGGGGGCGGGATGGTATCCAATGGGGTGTATAATACATCTTCAAAATTAACCACGAAGTGCCCTTTCTGCTTTATCTAAGTCCTCGGTCCAAACCATTCCGATGTCACGATACCAAACGCCAACAGTGCGTTGGATATATCCTTTCTTGAAGGATGGAGCAATACAAACAGACTGAGTTCTATTCTGTCCATATTCTCCCCAGAACATATCTATGTAGTCACCATGCATCAGGTATGCATTCATGTTTCGAATATATCCTTCGATAGAAGCAATCTTTGCTTCAGAGTTCTTATTGCCCATTCGCAGATTCTTCTTTTCCGCAGAAAGCAATTCCTTCTGGTTCTTGATGTATTCACGAACATTCTTCATTGACAGAGGATGGTCCTCTGGCTTTGCGAGAACGCTCTCGTGGATGTTCTTGTACTCAGGAGGATTACTTGCCTGTCTTGCAGCACGAGCAGCTGCAAGACGCTCTGCTGCTGCTTGCTTTTGCTCTTCCGTCATCTTGCGCTTGCGTTTCTTAACCATTTCTCAGACTCTGTAAAAATGCCGTCCACTCCGCAGCACGGAGATCCCAAGAATAGAAATTATCCACCCAGTTCTTCTGGAAGTCAAGTTTCGCAATCATATAGTCTGACATGCGCTGATTGATTGAATGATACAACTGATTGACAAAGATGTTTGCGTGCTCATTAACATCTTCGTGGAAGTTGTACATCCGAGCAAAACTTCCAGTAGTTTCTGGCAGTGCTGCAAAGTTCGGACAAACAACCTCACATCCAGCACTCATTGCTTCAATCGCAGCGATACAGGATGTTTCTGGCCAAATGTTTGGATATGCAAAGATGTGTGCTTCCTGCAGTGCCTTACGAACAACATCATTTGGCTGATAACCATGATAAGTCATCTGCGGATGATCTTTGATCTCTTGGAACAGCTGCTCAAATGGCTTATCTCGTTCTTTCCACCCATATGCTTCGAATGAAGAGAATACATCAAGATGAATCTTCTCGCCAAAGTGCTTTGTCAGTTCCTTGAACGCAGCGACGAGGATGTTCAGCCCACGATGAGGTGTGGTATGATAGATCAGACGAATGACATCATCGCTTTTCTTTTTCTGTTCAATCGGATCAATTGCATTTTTCAGCACAACTGACTTTGAATATGGAACACCAAGACCCATGTTATATGTTTGCAGCTGATAGTTGGAAACGAATACCAACTTCTTGAAACGATTGCGAGATTCTGCTTCTCTCAGATGCTGCGACTCAGGATCGTCCCATGTGTCGTGCAACCATAGAATGTTTGGACGATTCTTATCGGTCCAACGCACTCGTGACTTAATGATGTAGAACTGATCAAGCAAGTCATTGTCAACTCGCTCATACAGTGCTTTATTCATCAACTCGGTTCCACCCATTGCACCGTTGTAGGTGCCGTCTGCGGATGGACCAAGTGCTACAGTTTCGGAATCATCAATAACGCTTAAACTCATTAGACATACTCTACGCTTTCAACTGAATCAATACGAAATGAACGCCATGCTTTCTTGTTAACATCCCAAGCAGCAATAACGCCATCACTTACTTTGCGAGTTGTTCCCTTGCTGGTTGTTGTTTCAACAAAAGGAACAAGATCCTCACGCAGTGTGCACTTCATCACTCGCTTCTCACCGTTGACCTTCGTGAAGGTGACAGTCGGAGTTCCAGTGTGCAGCCAATGTACAAGTTCATTCTTAGTGTACTTCATTATATAGTTTCCTCTCAAGTTGTTTCACTCTCTTCTTCAAGGCATAGTTCTCTGCCTCAAGTTTCCGAATCACATGATATAATCTTTTGCTCTCTAAGTCAACCTCACCACCACTCAGCTGCGCAGCAGTTCTACGAATTCCCTCATAGTATTCGAGATTGCCTTTGAATGCTTGCTCCCAACGATCAGGATACAGGACTTTGAGTTCTTCGCAGTCCACGCATCCGTCATCATTCAGATGCAGTTTACCATTCTTGATATCTGCCTTTAGAAGTTTGGGATGAATGCCCAACTTCTTCGCTGCCTTGTGGAGATAAAGATGCATTAGAAAGTTTTCCTTTCTGAATCAAATTTCATCATAGTATAGTTTAGAGTCAAAGTCAAGCATATTATAAATAGATGTGTGCCACGGAATTGGCGTTCCTGCACACTCTAACACTTTCACGGAGTATCAGCATGACTATTTATCGTAAAAATCTAATCAATTACTGGCGTCAATGGTATCCTGAGTGGGACATTCCTAACGGATTCCATGTTCATCATATTGTGCCTCGCTCTTGCGGTGGCAATGACGATCCAACAAACCTTATTGCTTTGCATCCAGATGATCATATTTCCATTCACAAACATAGAGGAGACAAATTTATAAATGATAAATTTATCATTAGTGTAAAATTTGGCGATGAAAATCCATCAAGAGATCCAAGAATTGCAAACAAAATAAGCGAAGCACTAAAAGGTTCTTCAAAATCTAAACAACATCGACAAAAGTTGTCGGATGCTGCAAAACATCAATTTGAAACTTTGGGGCATCCCAGACAAGGCGCAATTCTATCTGATGAAACCAAACAAAAAATCAGAAATCATAATGTGGGTAAAAAATACTCCAAAGAAATCAATATGAAAAAGGGCAGAACTGGTTCTCAAAATGCATCATCAAAAAAAGTATTGATAGATGGTATTGAATATCCTTCAATAAAAAATGCAGTGGAATCTACTGGTCTTTCACGAACACAAGTGAAAAAATACTTGTAGTCTATACACATCCTGTTGGCTTACTCATTCCGCCATACTTGGTA